GAGCGCCGGGGTAATGAACCTTCTTCAAGCGGCTGAGCGTTGACACAAACGTTAAGGCCGGTGCCGTAAGTCGGATCGTCCGACCGCCCCTGATATTGTGGGCTCCACTCCCCGCCCAGGAAGTTGGTCTGCTCGCGCGAGCTGCGGGCCACGGCTTAATACCTGCACGTTATATAACTGTCTTCCGGCTGCTCGGTCGGGCCCTGCTCGATGGCGTTGGTATCACGCGCTTCCTGCATAAACTGCCGGTACATCGCGTTGATCTGAGTGATGTTCGGCCGGTCCTGGGTGACCCGCGGCCACACCTCCAGGGCAATCCGGCAGGCCAGGCCCTCACAGAACATGTTGTTCATCAGGGTCACGTCCTGCACATCGGCCACAAAGCGGAACAGGATCAGCCGGTCAAACTTGCCTGAGACGATGTATTGGCCGTCACGCTCCCAATCGTCGAGGACCAGCCGGCTCGGGCCGCCGAGGTAGCGATAGATCCCCTCTTTGGGCGCTTGAGGAGCAGCTCTAAGAAAGCCCGCAGGCAACCGGTAAGCGTTGATGCTCGTGGTGTCCGAGTAAGGGCCGCTGGTCAACGGGTAAGAGATCGGCAGATAAGAAAGGGTCGGCGAACTGATCTGCATCCACGAGCCGGAGACGGTCGGGTTGGTAACCGTCGTCGTCCAGATCGTGTTGTTGGCCGGCGTGTTGTTGAGGTTCATGTTAATCTGGGACTGGTAGTTGGTCCCCAGGTAGGAAACCACCGCCCCGGACGAATAGAGAATGGTGTTGACCCAGGCGTCGACGACGTTGGGCTGATTGGTCGTGTTGTTCAGCAGTGCCGTGTAAAGCTTGAACGTCCCGTCCGGCGTAGTTGGCACCATGTAGACTAGCTCGCCGGCCGAGTAGTTACCGTTGGTCGTGTTGAGCGCCCCCGCGGCGCTGTTCCAGTTCCACAGGTCTGAGGTCAGAGGGCCGAAGTATTGTTGCCAGGCTACCTGTCCGGAATAGCCAGCGGTCTGGTACAGGCCGGGGGTGTTGGCGAGGTTTGCTGCGATGTTCGAGAGCCAGTAGTTACCGGAGCTAGCTGGATATTGAACGATCGCTCCGAGCCCGTAAGTGGTCCCCGCCGCATAAGTCGGGAAGGCTATGAGCTGGGACGAGAGGTCGATCGCCCGGAGTGCGGCCCGCCGGATCGCATAGGTCCACAGGTTGCGCTCCATCTCCGCGAGGCGCAGTTTGTCATAGGCGAAGGTACATTCCTGCGACTGGACGCTGTTCTCAACCCCGAGCGTGGTCGCAGCAATCCGCCGTGCGCCGCAGTGTTGGAGGGCGCGGTTGCAGATGTCGACCGGGTTGGCAAAGGCGTAGCTCACAGATCACCAAGCCACAAAGCCGGACGGAACCGCGCAGACAAAAGAGGAGTTGCGTATGGTGCCCGCTCCATTTGTATCAAATTCGGCAAACAGCGGGTAAACCGTACCAGTCATGGATGCCGCGGCAAGAGACCGACCGCCAGTGTTGGTTGCGGGATTACCGCTGACACCCGACCAGTGGTGCACCCCGGCGACGCAGTTGCTCGCCCAGACAGCACCATTGGCGGTATCCATCGCTAGAGCGAAGACGTTCCCGTTGACGATGCCATTCCAGTAGCCGGAGTTGCACGAATTATTGTCGCACTCGTTGTTCTCCGAGCGGAAGCCAACACTTGTTGGGTTTGAACTGCCCGGCCCGCCAGGCACATTGTACCCATAGCCTTGATTGCCAATGCCCGCATCAAAACCCGCGGCGGTGCCCTGCAAAGTGGGCGTGATCTCGAAATAGAATTTGCGCCCATCCGAAACGCTGTGTCCGATGGTGCCAAGCACGCCGGAATTATTCCAGGAACCGCCAGCCGAACTGGTCGCGGTCAGGTTGCCGTTAGAGAGGGTTTCCGCTGAGCCTTTATTAGCTGGGTCAAAGGTGAGGGCTGCTCCCCCGCCGCCTGAGCCGCCGCCCGAGCTGCCACCCTCACAACAGAAGGTGTTCATCATCTCGGCGCGCGGGCCGGCTGAGAGAGCTAGTGCAAAGACCAGCCCTATGATGATGCGCCGAAGCATCAGCGCACCCCGAAGTTTACCTGGGCACCTGTCGCGGGAGTGGTGGTGTCGATATCCGTGACGGCGCCGGTGAAACAAGCGCCTATGCCATTGTAGAACTGGAGATCAGTTCCCAACGGGACCACGATGCCGGCAACATTGGCTGCAGTCGAGTTGACGGGAACCGGGATGTTAAGCTTGACGGTGCTGGCCGGAGAGCTGCACAGTTCGGCTGTCATGTTGTTGGTGTCGTAGAACCGCACATCGCCACCCGTGGTCGACCCGATGTTGGTGACCGAGATGGCCGAGCACAGAGCATGCTTGCCAACCGCTACCTGAGTGATAGCACCGCCGGAGGTCGCCGCCGACAAGAAGTGGCTAGGGACACAGTCGGCAGCAGTTTGCGCCCGCGCCGGCCCTACGATACAGAGGGCGAGGAGCAGGGCGCCGAGGAGCGCCCGTCCCATCTTACATCGGCCACTCTGACCAGAACAGATCCAGCCCGAGATGTTCGGAGGTCTGTACCAGGGTCGAACAGACGTTTATCGAGAAGCCGGGGAGCAACACCATCTGTCCGTTGAACTCACGGATGGCCGGGCTAGACATGCCGGCGGTCGAAGTGATGTTCAAGCCGAGGCCACAGATGTAAGCCATTGCCACGATCGTCGGACCCGAGCCATAGCACTGGGCGACGGGAAGCTTGCCCGAGCCGAGGAGCCCGCTGGTCACAGTCGCGAGGGTCAGGGTGCCGGAGGGGGTCTGAACCGAACCCTCAAGCGAGAGACCTGCGATGATCTGGGTCTGGGTGGATGTCGGGTTGGTAACGGCGATGCTCTCCAGCTCGACGTAGATGCCTGAGCCAATCGGGTTGTAAAGCACGAAGGAGCCGGTGGTCTGGGCCGGAGCTGCGATCGCGGAATGGCCCGCTGCGCCCGTCGAACCGATGAAGCCCGCGCCATTTATGCGGCTGACGAAGTGCTCGCCATGCACGCGGCCGGTGAGGAGTTCGCCATGCTTGCCGAGGCCAGCCCCGGTGAAAGTACCGAGCGGATTGGAAACCGACGCTGGGTTGATGACCGACCCAACAAGCTGGAATACTGAATTTGGTAAGATAGCCATTGAGCGGTCCTACGAATTGTAAGTGGTAGGCATGAATTCCCACACCACCGTCAGGGTGGCATCGGTGTAGGCAGCCGTGTTAACTGTGGTCGAAAGCGAGCCCACTGGTTGGATTGCGTAAAAGCCGGGATTGGTGAGGCTCACCGCAGTCGGGAGCGGGCCACCGTCCACGGTCGTTACCGTGAAGGTCGCCGCAGTCACAAAGCTGCCAGCCGTAGTCGCCCCGGTAGTGCCCGTGAGGATGTCCCCGACAACCGCCATGTTGGTCGAGCCACCAGAAGCCACCGTAGCCGACACGGCGATAAAGAAGCCCGCCGGGAGTATCGAAGCAGCGCCCCGAGCCCGGATCATGCCTGCCAGGTTCTTTGCCATGTAATGGACTGGCATAGCATTGGCGCCGCGATACTGAGCGCCAGGTCGCGAGGGGAGCCCCGAGATCCGGTTCGAGGACGCTGCCGCCTGCTGAAACCCTGCATTGGGCGGGTATTGCTGCATGGCCGCGAGCCAGCAAGCGTAGAGATACCCGACCTCATACAGCGGCCAATTGACGATCGCCGCGGGATTGCCGGTATCTTCCACACCCGCCGCAGACAGTTGCTGCATATAGGTCTGGAAGGCCGTAACCTCGGCCGCGTCGAAAGTCGGGTTGCCTGTGGGTTGGATGCGCAGCATCAGACTATTGCAGGTATTCTGCCCACATGACGCTGGCGACAACCGTGTTCGCACCGGTCGCAGTCGAACCAGTCATGCTAAGCGCGAAGCCGGGCGGGATCATGACGGTACCCAGATGGTCGCGCCGCAGCACCGGGGGTGTAATCGCCGCAGTCGGGTTGAACGATGCTGGGAACGACCAGAGTGGGATACCCCAGTTTGCAGCCACCGTCAGGGCCGACCCCGTGGTTGCCGCGCTGTAAAGCGTTGCGGACGGAATGCTCGCGCCAAAGTTCGTCGGGTTACCACCAGCCCGGATCGGACCTGGAATGGCAGTCAAAGACGACAGAACATTGGAGACGGTATTGATGATCGACCAACCCAGAACGATGGCGGTCGCCGCAAAAGCGTTCGTGATCAACAGGTCAAGCTGGGTATAGATCAACTCGACATTGACACCGCTGCCCGTGGGGTTGTTCAACAGGAAGGTGTGGGCGTTGGTCGTCGTGTTGACCGGGATCGAAATCGCCGCGGTCGTGGACGCGCCCCAGAAAACCTTTCCACGGGCGGCCATCAAGCGGTGGCGATCACCGAGTTCGGCAACCAGCATTTCCTGCTGATGGCCCATGTTTACCAGGCCGGCAATGCCATCGGCCGCCTGGGTAGTCGCGGGGTTCTGCGGTACGCCCGAGAGGACCGCCGCACTGTTGACTGTAATTGATTGTGCCATAAAGTCCTCTTATGCGCCGGCTGTGGGAGCGTCGAGCGGGAGGGGAACGGTATTCGAAGCGCCACCTTCACCAAGCAACGCGCCACCACCGGAAATAATGAGCATCATCATCTCTTCGAGGCCCTGGAGAACTTCCTGCTTGGTCATGTTGTGCTGCCCCGAATTGGGGGTCTGTACCATAACCCGCACTTCCAGTTCAGCCGTCGAGGTTGACGTGGTGGTGATCGTGACGGTGTTGTTCTTTCCCACCTGGCCAAATGGCCGGCTGGAACTGAGATAGGTATTGGTCGTCGTCATGGCGGCAACTGCCCCGCAAACTCTTTAAGAACGAGGTTCATCGCCTGACGAAGCGCATTGATATTGGCAAACTTCGTCAGGTCGATCTCGACCACCATGTGGCCGGAACTAGACGAACCGAGGCTGTTCGAGCCCGGCTGCGTCTGTCCGCTCGTAAGTGTGACTTGAGAGCGCGCCATTAGCCGGGTACAACGATCTCGACGCGCATCGTCAGTTTCACGTTTGCGCCGATGCCGGTCTGAGCCAACTGGATGCCGATGTCGAAGTACCCGCCGGGGTCTTGACCCTGGACGTAGACCGAGCCGCCAGCCGAAGCCACGGTGAACTGACCTGTCAGCGAGGTAGCCGTGAACGCCCCGACCGGGGTGGTCTGGAGAGCCAAGCTGTTGCTCACCGCCTGCCAAATCGGCAAATAGCTCTGCGACGGGATGTACTGCCCGTCTGTCATAGCGCCGAGGGTGTTGGCAAACGTGATGTCGACGAAGCCCTGTCCGAGCTGGACGGTCGTGCCATCGTCTGCTGATGGGCTGGTGATCGTGCCATCGCCGGAGGTCAGCGAGGACATCACGGGCGAGAACTGCCCGAGGTCGAACGCGCTGGCGAAAAAGGCCGAACTGATGGCCGTCAGGTTGCCCACGTTGACAAGGCTGGTGCCATCCTGAGCGTCCGAGTACCACAGGCCGACGTTGGCCACGTAGCCATCCGCCGTGGTTACGCCGTCGAGTAGTACCTCAACCTTGCTGACGATACAGTTCGAGGGGATGCGGACCATCCTCGCCAGAACCGAAGTCGCCTGCGTGGCCGCGGGGGTGTAGGTCGTCTGTGCCCGCATGATCCGCCCGAACGCGCCACCCCCTGCGCTAGCCCTGACCATCGGGCTAGCATCGAGGTTGGTAATGACGTTCGACTTGACTGCGGTCGTCGGAGCCGTTGCTGGTGCTGTCATCTATCCGTTCCTATTAGGGGGCGGTCGGATCAGCGCCGGTCGTGTCGGCGGCATTGATCTGGATGACCTTACCGAGTTGCAACCGCGTCGCACCCGCGCTGATCATGCTGTAAAGCTGCCAGGGGATGGAGCTGAGGTCTTTCCGCTCGTCGACCCGCGTAGCCATGTCCTTCCAGATCCCGAGATACATCCCGTCTTCCACCCATACCGGGCAGTTGCGCAGGGTGCTCGAAGAGCTGGTGTTGAGCCGCTCGGAGTAGATGATGTCCACTCCCGCGATCCGGGTCACTTTGCCGTCGCTGACCACCGGCGCATCGTTGAAGTCTTTCGACATCACAACCGCCTGCTTCTTCAGATCGCTCTCTTGCTGCGATCCGCAGGCCATCGTTACCATCGGGTTGTTCTCCAACGCCTGATAGTGGCGCAGGATACGCATGGCTTCCACGACCTTGCCGTAGATCATGCCCGAGGACGAAGCGCTGTCGAAGGTGTCCGACACAACATAGGTGCTGGTTGGCCACGCTTCCGTGCTGAGCGAGCTGCTGTCGACGCCCGTGCTGGCCGAGGCGAAGAACGCGCCGATCAGGAGGTCGTCGAAGAAACGATTGCCGGCCGCGGTCACCGCCTGAGCGATGGCGCCCTTCGGATCAACGATCGTCTTCAGCTCGTCAAAGGTATCGACGGGCACCGGCAGATCGCGGTCGTTCGGGAACACCCAGCGGCGGGTGTAGTTGGGAAGCTGGAACTGTAAGGGCGAGTACCGGCCGACCGGGCTCTTAAACTCAAGGACACCGATTTGCTGGACGGGCGACGCCATTTTACCAACGTGGGTGCCGCTCTTGCAGCGTCCGCGAAGGTGGGAGACGGTTTGCTGAAGCAATAGCTCCAGTGCTGTCGTGTACTGCGTGGTTAGCAGTTCGACTTCATACGGGTTGTTGCCTGCGGAGGTCATAAGCCCCACTCACAAGGGTTAAAGCCAAGGGTGATTTGGCCTTATCCTTGCGGGGGCCGGACGGCTCGAAAGCCAGATAGGGTCTGGGAGCCCTCACGCGCTACCGGAGGAGACGACGGATTTAATGCGCGGCTCTTGGGACTTGCCCCAGGGGGAGGAGATTACTGCGAATAACTCTTAATGTCAAGAACAATTAGAGAACGCGTTTGCGCCCTCGCCACAACTCGGGTGGCCGAGCCAAATGGGGCTTCCCGCGCAGGTTAAAGAACAGGAACCACCCGCGCCGGGCGTCGCACAATCCGGTGACATACCGCTTCTCCTCCATGATCCATGCGCCCCCGCCAATATGCTTTTCGGCGTTCACGAACCACACCACCTTCCAGTTCCGCTTGGGCGCTTTCTTGACGGCCACTATGCTATCTCCTACTCGTTTCAGATGGCGCCGTGGCCGAGGAGTAGAATATCGTGCGTCATAGAAACGTCCTAATGCCATTGACACCAGGCGGCGCCTATGTTAACGCGTGGTGTCAGAATATATATTATGCGACTTTTATATGACATTTTAGAGAGCATTAACTAGGGGTCTTGTCAAGCGTTAAATTGTCGCAGCCTGTAACAAACAAATGAACGATCGCTTGACACGACACTAATAAATTTGTAAGGAAAGCCGTCCGCCCCGCTGGCCCGCCATGACGTTCAGCGCGTTAACCGGCGGGTCGCGATCCCTCGCCCAGGCGGGGCGGACACTTGGGGTTGCTGGAACCAAGTTCTCACGGTCGGTGGAAGAACAGGGTATCCCCTAGAGCCCGCTCCGGCTGTTACACCGTAGACTGGTACGGGGCACAAGGTCAAGGACGGAAATTGGACGACAGCTATGTTAGGTCGCTAATCGTACCTTGTTCACAGACTTAGCCCCCGGCTTCCTCCCATCGTGCCGGGGGCTCTTTTTACCACATACACCAGATCAACAAGCCTGTCCCGAAGGCCGTCAAAAAGGTGACAACGTAATTTAAACAGTCACCGTCCACGCGCCAACCTGCATCCCGTGCTGGTCAAAGAGATGGTGGTTCAGGTGGCTATGCCATTTGCTGCCAACCATCCGTTCCGAGCGGTCTACAGCCTCGGCAAATTTTTTAAAGACCCTGACTATTTCCTGCGCGTTAGCGTGTTCAAACGTGATGTGCATTCGGAACGTTTGTGCCATGTGGCCGCCCTCCTCCTGTGCGGGGAGCGGCTTGTAACACGGCGTTACAAACTATGGTTGTCCAAAAGGCGTCAAATATATTACACCTTCCCGGAGACGAGCGCCTGACGCTTCCCCTGGAAATTGGCGTCTCGGGCACTGATCTCGTTCGCCATATTGACCGCTGCCTGGTCATCGGTAAACGCGTTGCGCACCGTCAGACAGCCGATGATAAGTTCGCGGAACGTTCCGGGCGTCGGCTTCTTGCCGTACTTGATCTCGATCTCACGGGCCAGCTCGGCCCAGTTGCTCGAAGTCAGGTACATAATGGACGGCACCGGCTCCACCAGCCCGGCGATCGTGGTCAGGGTTTTGACGTGGTTTGTGCCGAAGACCGGGAGGTTGGCCCCTTGCACCCACCCGTTCGCCAGGGCGTGCGGTGCCGTCAGGGGCTCTTCCTTCACGGTCCAGTCTTCTTCCTCGACCCGGAAGTGCTCGGTCAGGGACTTCATTCTAACTCCAGTCGGCCACGTACGGCTGCAAAAATGGCATCCCACTCACACTTATCCTCGATATCCCAAGTCGAGGGCTCCTTTTGAAGAAGGTTACGATACCGAGCATACAAGCCGTTAAGTTCCTGGAGTTCATCCACGCTCATCTCGGGTTCGCCCGGCGCACCAAGTCGGCCAGCTCACGACCTTCCGGCCCCTCAGACCCGTTCTTGAGCCACCGCTGGACCCAGGCGCTGTCGTTTTTCAGCTCGGCGATCTTGGACGAAGCCTGGTCGGTCGACATGATCCCGCCCTGCGTCGAACCCTGGCCCCCGATGAACCGAGCCTCGCCCATCGCCATCCCCATCTTGCGCACGTCTTCCATGACGGAAGCGCCGCCCTTTTCCTTCGCCCATTTCTGGATCGTGTCGGCCGAGAACCCTAATCGCTGGGCGGCCCGCTGCGTAACGTCGAGATTGGCTTGATACTGCGGACTACCCTCCGGCCCCCAATTCCTTTGGAGGAGGTCGGCTTCGAGGCGTGCCGTGATAGCCTCGTCGTTAGCGGTCTTTTCCGACCGTACCTTTTCGTGAGCCACAAAGGCATCGAACACTCCCTTGGCCGCATCCGGGGTCAAGTGGTTGGCAAACGCGGCTTCCCGCATCGTGCCCGACAGTTCCTCGTCGACACCCTCACCGAAGTTATAGGCGTTCGCATCTTCGGGCTTGCCAAGCCGGCGCCAAACGGCATTCCAGCCATCAGTGTCAGCTGCATCCTTGGGTAGCCTGACCATCTGCTCGGCTGGCCCGCCAATAAGTTTCTCAGCCCCACGATGAGCTTCGATCGCCGCCTTGGCCGCTGCCGCCGGTTCAAGCTTGTCCCACCCTTTGTTCTGGATGTGTCCCTTAACGTCGGGCTCAAACTCGTCGAACCAAGCCATTATGCCGCCCTCTTCAGATCGCGCATCACGTCGGTCCACAGCGCCGGAATGTCTTCGAGCACCGCCTTGCGCGCGTCCCAATCCGGCATCTGCGAATGGCTCTCAATCCACTGGACAAGTGCATTCAGCTTCAGCACCGGCTCGGTCTCGCGGCTCGGGCGGAAGAACCCCGGCCCGTCCTCGTGCGCTGCCGCTTCGTTCTGAAGATCCTTATAGAGCGCCTTGGCCGCCTCCAGCCCGCGCTTCTCGTAGCCTTCGAGGAACCGTGCCACCGCTGCCTTGATCTCGGCCTTCGGTACTTCGGTCGGCTCCGGGGTCACGTTCGGCACATACTTCTTGCCGGTCTCGACCATCATCACAACGGCCCGCAACCGCGGCATAGCTTCGACGAGAAACATCAACGCGTCGTTATTCACTCTTCACCTTCTGTTGGCGGGGTTAACAAACGACCTTGCAGCACCGCCATATACTGCTCCTCGGTCAACTTCAGGTGCTGGACGATCCGCCGCCAGACATCCTGCTTCCCCTGGTTGTAAGCGTGCATCCGGGGGTCTTCGTGGAACGTGCTCTCCAGCCCGCGGCAAAAGTCGCAGAGATCCGCCATGACTTGGTTGCTGGCGTGACTTTGGTTAAACGTCAGTCGATAGGCCCGCTGCTTATCCGTGAAGTTCCAGCGCCGGCCAAAGCGGCTGACAAACCACCTCTCAGCCAATTTTAATCACGGCAGGGGTGCCGTCCGGGTTAGGTGGGAGACGGGTCTGAAGAACCATGATGGCCCCGAAAGCGCCAAGAGCGAATGCAGAGTACTGCCCATCCATGGTCTGCGCGGTCCAAGTTGTGCCATCGAACAAAAGATGAACTTCGTAGATCATGGGAACTCCTATGTTAGGTAGAGCTTGGCTTCGGCATTACGCCGCCGGAGTAGCCCGGGGATGACTTTACCGCCGGCATGGTCCCACCGCGGGAACTGGACAGCCGCCGTCAAGTAGTTACCGCCGATGTGTAAGCGCAACAGGGTCGAGTTCATCACGGCGTCGGCACCGACATTGTAAGCCAAGCTGACCAACGCAGCGAACTGGTTGTCCGTCGTCGGAGCCTCACCCAGCATCCGATTAACCGACACGGCAAAAGTCGCGAGGTCCATCATCAGGAAAGCGTCGGCTTCGGTCTGGGTTAGTTCCAGCCCCTTGTGGACATCGCCACCGGTATGGCCCCAGCCGATCGTCCACACGTCACCGAGTGCGTCCCAATAAGCGACGAGCGAACAGCCCTCGAACATCTTCACGAGATCGAGGCCGGCCTGGTTAATCTTCCTGACCGGGAGCATACAAGTCAAAATCATGGCAGGCCCGGCAACCCTTGGACCGGGATCGTGGCACTATTCCCGTTGACCATCGTGCTCGTAGTGACAGTGTTCCCGTTCCCGGTGATCGACACCTGGGTACAACCGCCAACCGCAGCCACTAAGAGGATCGTCCAAACGTATCTCATACTGGCCTCGTGCCGTGACCGTGCCGTCTCATGCTGGTCTTCCTGACATACCCGGTCTTCCAGGCATCCCGGCCGGTGCCCCCGGTATCTGTGGCATCCCGCCTTGGGGCGTGCCTGACAATGTTCCCCCGGTGTTCCCGCCGGTCTGAGCCTTGGCTACGATGGCCTGAGCCTTCATGATCGAAGCCTGTGCCGGCATCTCTTTAGCCCTAGCCTCACGCTCGGCCTGCGCTGCCCGCTGCTTCGCCTTCTGAGCCATCTTCTCCATGCTGGCAAAGTGGCGCTCGGGCATCCCGCGGCTCTCGCCGATGTCGTGGAAAATCTCGTGCAGCTCGAAAATGTCGTAGATGGTTGGGTCGTAGGCCGCCACCTGGTTGGCCGCTTCGAGGGTCTGGAGCGACCCGGCGGCTTCCTGGGCCTGGGCAGCGCGAGCGAGTGGGCCGCAGGGGACGATGTTTACTTCCCCACCGGCTTCCCTGAGCGCATCCGGCATCTTCGGCAGCTTGCCCAGATACGAGAGAATATCCAGCTCCCTCGCACCCATTGGCTCTATGTAGTCGGTGTGTCGCGCTCCGAGGGTAGGGGCAAGAAAAAGGCTACGCTCGGCGGCGTACTCGACGACTTCTCGGGCGGTCTTTTGCCCTTGACCAGCCTTGAGATCAGAAAACAGTAACTGAAAGAGGCTAACCAGAAAACCATCATCGACATATTTGCCCTCCTCGGCCATCGCATCCTTGAGGTCTTCGATCTTCCCATTCGGGAGGACTTGGACCAAGGGGTGGCCATCAGCCGTAAACGGGGCCCCATAGTTGAAGGCGCCGGGATGGCTCTTGAAATCGAAGTTCCCGTCGTCGCCGATCAGGTAGGCAGGTCGCCCAGCCTGGTGGACCGTGGCCAGATAGTCCCGCTTGATCGCATTCTTAGTCTTGAGCGCCGGGAGAACCATGCCAGCCGGGCCACGTCCGTACTCTTCTTCTGGGGCCACCATGTAGCGCATGAAGGGAAGAGGGTACGAGTAGTAGCCCCCCTCCTCCATGATGCAATGGCCCTCTATCGAGATGTAGCAGGCCGCATAGGGCTTGCCCTTCGGGGTCAAAATCTCGAAGGGGCTCCAGTCGGTACGAGGGTGGACAAAATGCAGGAAGTTAAAAAGGTGCTGGCTGTTGCCCTCCAAGGCCTTCATAATCGCGGGTGGGCACTTATCACCCCACATTTGGTAGGCTGCGCGGGCATTTCGCTTAAAAGCGCGGAAAAACCCTTCAACTCGCCCCTGGAAATTACAAATAACGTAGATTTCGCCTGGACTACATGCCTGATAGCTCAAACCACGATGATTTGGCATGTGCGGGGCATAAAATTGGTCGACAAACATGCCCGCGTTGCCAAAAACGCCGAGAGCTTGCCAGTTTATTTGATTTTGCCCTACAAAATTGGCCTCTGGCTTATATCTCTCGGCCCAAACCGTCTCGTTTAACTCATTCAGGAACAGTTTTACGTCCCGGTTCTGCCGCAAAGTGCGATCGGAGACGGTGTACTTCGTCCATACCTCAGTATGAGGCGTGATAAGGCTGTCACAGACCGCCCCGAACCTGTGGGAGGCGATCGAGCCGTGGCTATCCAACTGGTATTGAGTGTGCTTCTGCCCCGGTGCCCGCTCGTGCATCCACGCGAAGGTGTTCCGGTACTCGGGCCAGCACAGGGCCGCTTCCTCTTCCCACTGCCCCTCAAACACCACCCGCCGCATACGGAGTTGATGGAAGAGGTTGATAGAGTACGCTACGCGCGCCTGTTCATCGTCGGGGTCTCCCCATTTGTAGTCCGGCGCGTCGATCATCAGGTATCTTGGAGGATCTTCAGAATGTTACGGGCAAAGTCTTCGAGATCACGGGCTCGCTGAAAAGTCCAGTGCAGAGCTTCGTCCTCGGCGATCATAACCAAGGCGAAGCTCTGCACTCGTTCTAAGAGGGCCGTCTGCGAACTGGGGTCGTACGTGACCTCGCGTGTTTTAAGCGGGACTACTTCCATGTACGCAGCTTCGGCCATCCTAGATACTACTCCAACCGCGAATGATTGTCAATATCACCGGTAAAATAGGGGCGCCACAAAAGAATGTGCTTGGCCGGGACCGCGCCCATCACCCAGCCTGCAACCCCGAACAGGATGTAAACCAGACCTACGATACTGGCCGTTCCTAACAAAATGCTAATCATATTGGTGCTCCTGTCCAAGGGTCGAGTTC